AACCCTACAACACATAAATAATATATTTTGTTTTAAGGGACTGCGGGCAAAACCGTTCGCCTATAATACAACGGAGAGTTGTATGATGTATAAGCGGCTGTGCTCGTTGTGGACGAAGCAATACTAGCTGCAGCGCCCGAACCATTGGTGGCATACTTGAACGGAAAATTCCGACAATGTTGGCCTGCGCGGAAGTTGTCTTCCACAGCGGCATAAATTTGAAACCTAACGGCATCAACTTCATCACCACCAACGTTTAATAGAATGGGGGAAAAGACGACCATTCCCAAATCACCAGAGGTAATATTAGGTAGGCCATTGGGGGTTATTTGGGTGAACTTGAAAGGATTCAAATTAGGGATGACAAACTCAGCTTGACTAGCGTTAGACGCGTAAGCTTCATTATACGCCCTAATATCGTCCCTCCCGTTCACTACTAACGCTCGACTGCTCCATACGTACGGAGAAGAAGAGGATTCTAAGGGAGTGTTTAGAGTGGGAAGAGTCGTTGAAATCAGACCTCCTGTGAGAGCATTTAATGTAGTTGCTCCTAAGGCGCCTGCAGCTCGAGCGTCCCAACATGGGGGAAAGTATTTAACCTGAAATGCAGGGCAACCGATAGCTATAACTTTGAACTTGAAACCTCCTATAAAGCCGTTGTATTCTGACAACAGCGACTTGATAGGGGAATTATTAGGCTGACGAAATAATAAATCCGTCAGCCTAAAAGCACCAAAGCTTAATGCTGCGTTAGACGGCAGCTTAGTGTCGGCCACTTTGTAAAAACGGCGCAAATAATCTCGCGTTGACACGATGGGACGAAACTCTAGATCCATACTCACACTGGTATCCTGTGCGTTGGTATTAACTAGAGGAGCTGGGACTGACACATTATAAGGTGTGGCAGCTATAGGCGCCGTCTGGGCAAAAACTCTCAAAGGTGTCTCATCCACTTCCATAGGCTCGGGCTCCACCTCATCTACTTCATCTATGCGAGCAAGCGTGGAATTG